TACGGTTGCCGTGCAGGGCAGCGAAACAACGGGCGGCACCTATACCAATCTGTATGTTACCGACCCTGCCGATGGTGGCAACAACCAGCTAATCTCAGCGGCAGGTACAGGCGAGTTAGCCTGGATAGTGCCGATTGGAGGCTTCCAGTTCATTAAGCTGGTGGCAGGTGCAGCGCAGACTACCGCCGCCGTAACATTCCGGCTCCGGGGTGTGAGGAGGTAGAAATGATTGCGACCAGTTGGATCGAAGGACTTATTGACGTATCTTCCAGCACCACATTATCAGATGAAATCGACCTGAAATTCCCTTGCGATACGGTTATTATCCGTATCCCTACTCTCACCAGTTCGTCTATATCGCTTATGGTTTCCGAAGCATCCGGCGGCACATTCTACGACCTTTACACTACCGACCCGGCAGACGGAAGCAACACACAGGTAATAACAGCGAAAGCAACGACCGCACATATAATACAGATGCCTTTGGGTGGCTACCAGTTTATCAAGATAAAGGCCAGCGATGCACAAGCCGCAGACCGCACATTCGCCGTTCGTGGCGTAAGGGGATAAACATTGCCGCGAGAGTTTGAGAATTGCGTGAAAAATGGAGGGCGGGTACGCACGATAAAACTGCCGAAGGGTAAGTATATGCATATCTGTTATCTCAATGGCAAGGCGCATCCCGGCGAAGTCCAAACGAAACAAGACGAGGCTAAAAAATGAGTGGAATGACAAGCGCGAACATAATCACCGCTGCCCGTGTAAATCTGCGGGAAGCCGCAGCTTCCGTTTGGGCTGACAACGATATGACGGCATGGGTCGCCCAGGTTGCCCGTGAGATTTCCCGTAAGAACGGCCTGCTCAAACGCGCTAATCTTGCCATCGTAGAATACACAAAGGATATCGACCTTTCGTCACTCTCTTATGTCGAAATACTGAAGGTTGAGTATCCGGTCGGCAATGATCCCGAACAGCCAATCTTCCGCAGTTTCGACAAGTTCGGCAGCACCCTCACATTGGATATTAGTGATGTGCCGGAAATAGATGATGACACCCTGACCGGCACAGTCACTTTCACAATCAGCAGCCGGAGCGTGACAGGCTCCGGTACGGCTTTTTCTACCGAGTTAGCGGAAGGTGATCTTATCGGCGTATCTTCCGGCTATAAGTATTACCGGGTAGCTAACATTGCTTCCGACACGGCGCTAACGCTGTTGGAACCGTTTGAGGAAACTACCGCGACCGACACGGCGGATTCGACCAAATACCGTGATTATTGCTCATGCGCCCGGATTTACTACTCGGCAGACTACACGGTATCAACCACGTCCGATATGCCCGCGAAGTATGACGAGATTGCCATACTCGGCGTAGTCGCTCATGCCGCGACTGAGTTTGCTTCCGACCATGCTGCTGACAAGTTGGCAGATATAACAACCAAAATAGGACTTGCCAACACACAGGCGGGGCTTGCGACCGCACGGCTGGAACAGGCGGCGACTGACCTTGCTTCAGGCCGGACCAACTTCAATACATCACAGATAACAACCGATATGGCTTCTGCTGAAACGGCGCTTGACCAGGTGGGTACTGACCTAACTTCTGCACGTGCTGTAATTGATACGATAAATGTCGGCGGCGATACAGGCACGAAATATATCGAGGCGGCAAAGGCCGACATAGAGGAAGCCAAAATCCGCATCGAGAAGGTCAAGGGATACATAGATGAGCCGACACCGAATATCAATATAGCCCTACAGGAAATAGGTGCGGCGGCGGGTTACGTCAATCAGGCGCTCGGTTACATTCAGGTAGCAGACCGTGACCTGAATACGTTTAACCTTGTGGCGGCTTACCAGCGATGGGCTAACCGCAAGTGGGACGAATACCAGAAAGCGCTTAACAGCATCCAACAGGTCAAAGTACATACATTCGGAGTGAGGGCAATATAAATTGAAGGAGATATCACAGGCACTTTTATCTGAGCAGATACAGTTAAACCGGAAGCCTGCCGTCAAGGTGCGAATTCAGGCTTACGATTATCCAGATGAATCAACGGATATTTGCTTCAATCAGTACGACTGGACGAAGGTATTAAGCACTTCTAAAGGGGCCGCTGCCGCCTGTTGTGCCAGCGATGGGTCGTTTGTCATCACAGCAGGGACAGGGGCAACAACGGTACGGTTTACGTCCGTTGACATGGATACCGATTTTACGCCCTGGGGGGCCAGCGGTGCAGAAGGCACATTTGAGGCAGGCAACACTTTCTGTATCGCTGCTAACCCGACGAGCAACGAAGTTATAATCGCCTATCTCAGCGGCGGACATTTATATCGGCAGACATCTACTGATTACGGCGCATCATTTGGTTCCGCAACTGATATGGGGGCTTCGTCTGGCACGGTAGTGAGGATGGCGTACACATCGTCTGGCGATTGCGCGATCATGGTTGGGTATACGACAACAAACAGCGTTGAGTTTTCCTGGGATACGCGGTATCTCCTTCAGTTAAATGCTTATGTAAGACGTGGTGGTTCCTGGTCATCAGCGATAACTTTTGCTACTAATTTTGATTATTACAAGTTCACGTTAGGAGAATGGTCGTCCTCTTGGCTTTATTCTCAGCAACATCCTGAGGGATATCAAGCCAGTGGATTTGTGTACGATGCCATAACACTTGAAAGTATGGACGTGGCCTATGATGATGACTGGTTCGTTACATATAGCGCAACGCAGACACGTCCGGGAAGTGATGGTGGTAGTGGCAAACCTGTATCAAAAGGCTCTATTATTTATGGGCTTTATGGCGTAGTTCTTGGTACAGGGGTTCATATAAGTCCTAATTCGTGGTCTAATAACGCCGAAATCAGTCTTGTTGACATGAAGGTCAACGTAAATAACCTGTCTCAGTTGTCCCATTTTTCGCCTTCCCCGCCTACTGCCGAGGAACTGGCTCACCAACAAACAACGATGCCTATTTTACTCTCACAACCTGAATTACTCAGAACGGCAAATGTACATCCGGCGGCTTATCTCCATAAAGTAAGCGGCTACCCGTTAATTCTATCTCTCTATTCCGATGGCCGTGTTTATCTTTGCGAATTACAAAGAGGCACAACGATATTAACAGCCACATTCGATAAGGCATACACATTTTATAATGACCGACCTGTGAAACTAGCAAGTAACAGTACATGGATATTCGGATATAACGGAGATCAAATATTTATGTCACCGATACCCGGATTTTGGACAGTGCCGACAATCGGTAGTGGTGCAGGTAACTATGTGGAGTTAGGGGAATAATGACTACTAAACTTATTGGGAATACAAAACCATCGGCAGGCTGTTGGGACAAGCCCGGATGGGTATTTCTACAGCAAACAGTTCTTGTTAGCGGCGATTGCCACGAATTAGATGTGTATACTGCGTCAAATGTGGGACTGGTTAAAGGGGCAGTATATAGTGATCTCGGCGGGGAGCCTGATATTCTTTTGGCTTATTCTACCGTGAACCAGTCTTTAACTAATGAGTGGGTCACGTTAAAACTAAACACAAGCATTGCAATGACCACTGGACAAACTTACTGGTTAGGCCTTGCTTATTCGTCAGGGCGTACAGTTTGTGCAGGCGCTCCGGCAAGTTACACAGAGAGATGGTTGTGGTCAAAAAGTTTCTCTGAAATCTTCCCTACCATAGCCTGGGCATCATGGGAATGGGAATTAACAGACGATTTATGCCCCGCCCCTTTATTAGCAGGGTACGATATCTCTTATGACCCATACCTCCCTGTAAATTTCATGGTTCCTATTTGTATAGTGACTGCCGCTGTATTACCCGCAAGTTCAGGGCAAGGGACAGATGAGCACAACCATTCTTTATTATCTGTCACGGAAAAAGTCAATAATCTAAGCACCAGCACATTAGATATAGTTTTCAATAACTACGATGGGTTTTTTGACAATGCGGGTGTCGGGCAATTAGATGTACTGGCTGTGGGTAGTAGGGTAAGGTTATTTCTTGGGTATGATATTGAGACAATAGACCCCAAAGAAATAGTGCCACATGGCAAGGAATACGAGGAAACAAGTCGGTATTTTGTAGATTCATGGAGTTATAATCGTACGCCGAATCTTACTGAGTTCATTCTCCATTGCATTGATGCATGGGGTTTACTCGAAAAATATCGCTTCAATCGCAAGGTATCATTCAATTACCCCGGTGCAACGACTACTTATTCAGTCTACGAATTGATTGAAATGCTCTGTCTGGCAATCGGCGGTTCACTTTCATACATCAGCCGATCATCCTATATCACGATATTCAAACCTGTAATAGAAGTCAACGCAGGCGAAAACGCGGCCAATTTATTAAGGCGCCTACTGACTGTCGTGCCAGACGTTATCAGATTCATAGGTAATGAAGGGTACATGGTCTACCCACAAACAGGCGATAAAAGTACGTACAATTTGAAATTTCCAATAACTTAACGGAGGAATATTATGGCGATTACACACAAAGCATACGGCAACTTCCCTTTAAACTGCATGAGGAAATTAGTCTATGACATGAACGCTTCGTCAACCATTTATGGTTGTCTATTGACAAGTTCATATACCTTTAACCAAGACAATCATACTACCTATGCTGATGTCGAGGCATATGAGGCAAGCGGAGACGGATATACCGCACATGGGGTAGCTCTTACAAATACAACTGTAACCTACGCATCGAGGGTAACATCCTTTAAAGTGGCAACGCCCTACACCTTGACCTTTTCAGCCGTTACCTTAACGGATTATCAATATCTGGCTCTATATGATAATTCTGCACCTGGTACTCACGCCTCTTGTAAACTAATTTCCTGTGTTAATCTCGGACAGACCTACGCAGCTTCAGCCTCTAACGTGGTATTTACCTTTAACTCCTCTGGCATAATCACTATGACTGTTGCGGCATAAAGGTGTGCTATGAACGAAGTTGAATATGGGTGTAATTGCCCTGAGTGCTTGCAAAGGCGCAATACTCAGATATTTGATGTTCCTCTGTTGGAGATCGAAATACGGATAAAGGATGAAGATAAAGAATAGTTATGTCTACACTGACTGTTTATTCTACTACTAAAGATGGGTTCGTAGGGTTTTACCACGCTACCTATGCTACGGCACATAACGCTGCAGATGGCAATCACACATCAGCAAACTCTACCGTGATTGAAGTAGTGAATTTATGGTCTGGTTCGCTATATCAAATTGAGAGGGGTTTTTTATATTTTGATACCAGTTCCTTGCCAGACAATTGTACTCCTGTATCAGCCACGGTGTCTTTGTTTGGGTATTCCAGCGCACAGGCTGATAGCGGACATAGTTCACTCCAATTATATGCAGGATCACAAAGCGATACATTAGAGAACGCTGACTATGATGCTTTTGGTGCTACGGCGCTATCGGACGATTTCACAAATTGGGAATACCCTTTAGGCACAGAGGACTACTCAGCAATAACACTAAACGCATCTGGCCTTGCAATCATTTCTAAAACAGGGACAACTAAATTCTGTGTCAGAATAAAGGGCGATATAGATACCTCTACGCCAACTGGCACTAACAAAGTCCAGTTTTGGGCCAGCGAAATGACCGCTGGTTATAAACCGAGATTAGTTATTGAATACACAGTCCCAACTGTGCCTACAGTAACCACACAGGCGGTCACGGCAATTGCAGACACAACGGCAACGGGGAATGGTAACGTAACGAGTGACGGCGGGGCAACAATAACCGAGCGTGGAACTTGTATAAGCATATCGCCCAATCCCACTATCTACGAGACAAAAGATACGTCAGCGGGAACAACGGGGGCTTTCACAACTTCGATAGACACGCTCACATCTGGCTTAACTTACCACGTAAGAGCCTATGCTACAAACTCAGTTGGGACAAGTTATGGTGATGACGTGGAGTTCACCACACTAACTACTCCTACTGTTTCTACCCAGGCAGTCACGGCTATAGCCAGTACCACCGCAACAGGCAATGGGGACGTTGTATCAGATGGTGGATCTACTATAACGGAAAGGGGAGTATGTTATTGTTTATTCGCAGATGGCACCCCTGATACATCGGATAGTAAGAAAATTACCACAGGAACAACCGGAGTCTTTACAGCAAGCCTAACAGGACTAACAAAAGCCACTAAATATAATATCAGAGCATACGCCACAAACACTTACGGTACAAACTATGGTGTGCTGACCGATTTCATTACATTAGCCGAAGCGCCAACGGTAACTACCCAAGCAGCAAGCGCGATAACTGATACCACTGCAACAGGCAATGGGAATATTACTGTTACAGGTGGGGAAAATTGCACAGAAAGGGGTATTTGCTGGAACCTTACGGGTACTCCGACTATATCAGATAACTATGTCAGTGAACAAGGCAGTTTTAGCACAGGGGCGTTCACGGCATCGCTGGTTAATTTACCATTCAACGATACTATCTATGCCAGAGCGTATGCTGCTAACTCAATAGGCGGGAGTTATGGCGATGCAGTCAACTTTAACACACTTAACGAAGTGGCAAAAGATGATTTTTCTGTCCCTGTCTGCGCCATAACTATAAGGTTGGCTAATATCTATTTTGACAATACCGTTCCGTTTACAATCCCTATTTGTGCAATAGACTGTGAATGCACTCAGCCCTATTATGGTCATTTTATTATAGTACCTATTTGTGTTATTACCTGCGCTGCCATTCAGGGCTTACATGCGCACCTATTGAATCACCCGATACTTAATCCTGAGTATTTTGACGAACCGAAATTAGTCAACCGTGTCTATGTCGTGGGCGTTAATTCAGATGGCAACACAGTCTACGGAGAGGATAAAGACGCTTTAATAGAAGGGGAAGTTTTACAGATATACCCTGATTCTATGATTAACACACGTAGCGATGCTGAGACTATCGCAGGAAACATACGTACGAAGGCACGATTAACCGTCCCAAGAGGGCAAATCACAATACCTCCGGCAATCCAGATGGAATTGTGGGACGTGATAGAGATTGATGATGAAATTTGCAATCAGTCTGATGCCCTCTATCGTGTGGCTGGTTGGATGTTCAATTATCAGACGTTTATCCCAAATCGACAGGAAGCCAAATATGAAATGATCGTAAAATTGACGGCGGTGTAACTTGTTTAAAGATCATCTTGTAAATAGTATTTTAGCAACAGACACCACTATTGAAGTAGAGGATGGGGCATCATTCCCTCAGAATCAAGTTTTTGAAATTTGGATTGACCGTGAAAAATTAGTCTGCACTTCTTTTGCTTCGGCAAATGTAATGAATGTACAGAGAGGATATGAGGGTACACAGGCCGTAGCGCATGATGCAGAAACACTTATTGCTATTGATACCGAAGTCAAGCAAAATGTAAGAACATCAAAAGCGCTTGACACCCATATTGACGCTACCGATCCGCATACTGGCTATGTACTGGAATCATCCGAGGATGCTTCCGATTATGGCTTCGTACTTGACGAAGATGATATGGCT